GTTGTTCTGTTCCATGATCGTTCTCCTTGATTAAGTACCGTCAGCCGTGTGGACGAGGCTGTTCTCCGCCACACAGAAAATCTCCACCAGATCGCCACGGGGGCGCACGGCCGCCACCCGCGCCAGTACGCTCCAGGCTTCCCCTGCGCCAAAGGCAAAGTGGGTGCGTTCTTCACTGGTGCCGGTGAATGGCGTGATATCCAGTGGCCCATTCACAATGCTGGCTTCTTTGTCATTGCTCCCGACAGCCACTTCCCATGGGCCGCTGATGCCGCCATCCCGTTTCCGCAGCACGATGTAGTGGGTCGGCCCATCCTCAAACGTTAGCGGTTCTGAGAGCGTGAGCACCGGGTCGGCAAAAGCAATTACTTCTCCGGATTGACCCCAGTGTGGCATATCGTGGGAAATCGCCACCAAGTCGCCATAGGTTGGAATCAGCCCCTCCAGCTCGGTGCGGAAGGTAATCAGCCGCCGTCGGTAGCGGTTGGCAGCAGCCATGTACAATCCTTCGCGTTCAGCTTGGGCTTGCCCGGTGCAGCCAAACAGCGCCACCTTGGCTGGTTGCTCCACGGCACTGTCGGGCAGTGCCACGGTCACTTCATCCGGTTTCCATGTTTTGGCGTTGAAAAACTCCACTGTGACCGCGTCGGCCGTGTCTTCGCCGGGCATCACATATTCAATTTTCAGCGAGTTCTTGACGATATTGCGCGGGCTGAACAAGGCCACCGGCAAGGTTTTCTGCTCGTCTCTGGCAAAGCGCACCACGCCACCCTGCAGAAACGGCACAGCACGCCCACACTGGGCAATTCGGCTCAAGGCTTCCCATACGGTCAGCTTCTGGTCGAAAACGCCGTCAAACCTGTCCTGACGCGCCGCCCACAACAGATCCAGATCATACAAGCTCTGCAGGTCAATCCGCACATCGGCCTGTTTGGCGCCGTAGTCGGCTTTCAGCACATCCACCAGCGCCCAGGCGATGGAACGCGTGGCGGCCGGTGCCGTCCAGCCTCCACTCGGAGACCAGGCAGGCAATTTACGGGTAACAATGCAGTTCACCATCCGTGAGGAGCGCTGGGACAGGTTGTCGGTCGCCCGCATTTTCAGCGCCAGCAGGGTAACGTTATCTGGGAGTGTGGTGCCCACCAGATGCGCTTTCAGTCCCGTCCAGCGCAGTTCATGCCCGGAGCGGGAGCTGGTGTCTTTGCTATCCGTCCGCAGCAGCTGCACTTCATAACGCCCGGCTGTGACGGTGTATTTGAACGTCAGGCGGATGGGCGTTGTGGTGTTGGCGCTGTGGCTCTCTGTACCCAGCGTCACCCAGCTGCCGGTGGGGTTGCCGTCATCATCAATGGCACGCGCCTGAACCTGCCAGTTGACGGTTTTGCTGGAAAGCGATCCGTCGTTTTCCGCAAAATACTGGCCACGGGGCATTTCAATATCCATGGCCAGCGTGGTGGCCTGGGTTTCCGGCGGGCTGGCCACAAAGGGGCCAACCCAATCGCCGCCATCGGCCGTCGCCAAAAGTTCCTGCCCGGCAACTTCCGGTGCAGTCACCACGTCTGGATCAAACAGCGTCATGCTCCCACCCGGCGGGATAATCTGGGTGGTAATTTCTTCAAAGGATGAAATCGGCGTGTCTTCAATGCGGATTTGCTCGATGTCATACTCACCTTGGCCAATGGCATGGAGCTGGAACAAATATTGGTCATTGCCTGCATACTCGGCATAAGGCGTGGAGGCAAAATCCGGGAACACGATATGCCGCCCGTACACCACAGGAATAGGCTCCCCCAGCCGGGCGGAGTTACCCTGCGCCTGCAAAGAATACGTTGGGCTGGGAGATTGGCTGCCAAAGCTGCCCACAGTGGGTAAAGTTGGCGATGGTGGCGGTACCAACACATTCACCAGCGTGGAGCCTGCCAAGGCGACACCAGCTGTCAGAAAAGCCGTGCCAATGGCACTACTGACGCCCAAGCTGGTGGCCAAGGCCGCTCCGGCATAGGGCGCTGCGACCATGACGGCAATCATCAATACGGTACGCAGCGGGTTTTTGCCGCCACCGCCGCCCTGGGGCAAAGCCATGAAAATAACCAATCCCTCAACCGGAGTACGTTCCCAATCTGCCCGCAGGATGGCCTCGCCATTCATCAGACAAATGGTCGGTTGCTCAAACTCGGCAATGCCATGGCGGTCAAGCCACTGGCGAATGGTAACCGTATCCGCCACGGAATAAACCTCACGGTTCAGCTCAGGGCGGAACGGATTGCGGAGAATGGCTACTGCTGTCTGCATAACTGTAAATACCTTCAATTTTCCAGCCGCTCAGAAGCAGGCTGTGTTTATCCTGAAACACCACGCCGCTTTCTCTGGCGCAGTGCAGAACCCCACCGCCATCCACGCCCAGCCACACTCCCACATGCACGGGGTGGCGGCTTTGGCGCAGCAGCACCACATCCCCCTCTTGAGGGTGGTCTGTTAGGTGCCAGTGCTGACGAATGGGGTGCTGTTGGATGGTTTTGATAAGGCTGCGAAGGTTTTCAGGCTCCACATAAATGGTTTCCAAATGGCGGCCGTAAAGCTGGCGCTGGATATCCACCACCAGCCCCCAGCAATCAAACGCATCAGGGCCATCCGCTGCCACCCGCCAAAGCTTGCCGATGTACCCTTGTGCCCAGTGGCTCATCGAGTGAGTCCGGGGAAGTTCACGGCACTGTAGGTCTGCGCCGGAAAAGCCTTGTTGCCGATATCCAAAATGCGGGCACGGCCGGTCACGCGGAAAACAGTGGCTTCCACATCGGTCAGCACCAGCGTGATGGGCGGGTCAAGCTGCGGGCCTTCCAAATCGGTGGAAAGGTATGGGCGGTAGGTCACTTCGATTTTCTCCTGGCTTTCGGCAGCACCATCCAAGTGTTTGACGATTTCCCGGCTGACGTTATCCAACGTGATGGAAATCTCCGGCACCGGCGCCGTATCCACCGAGGGCAGCTCTAAATCAAACCCCATGGCGACGAATGTCACCATTTCACTGGGGTTCAGCGGTGCCGTAGCCTCCAGCCGTGCCGTCAGGTCGGCATGGTCACGCACCACCCGAATGGCGGTGGGAGCGCCTTTTTCATCCACAAAAGACGAATGGCGCACCTCCAGCGTATGTAGAATCACGACATCGGCTGGCGCGACCGCATAGGCCTCTCGCAGTGCTTGGGAAAGTTGAGTGTTGGGCATGCAAAGCTTCCTTTTTAAGCGGGTACGGCTTCACCTTCGCCACGGCGAACACAGCGAGCTTGGGTGATTTCCGAAACATGAACAATGCAGGAAACGTATTGTAGATAGTCAGGTATCTGAGCAGCAGTCATTGGGTAATGCCAACCGTTTTCAAGGATAAACTCCTTCTTTACATCAGACACTTCGAAGCCCACCACAGCAACCGCGCCACTTACGCTGGCTAGATCAGGCTCGGCAACACTTAACCCTGCAGCGGTGATATCGAGCAGCGCGTTTTCCAAAGTTTCTGTGTAAGAGGTATCGTTATGGTCAATATGCACATTGCCATCGGCGGTGAGTTTGAAACGAGGTTCCATTTTGTTTTCTCCTTTTAGGTTTTGATGATGACGTTTACAGCCAGCCAGGGCTGGGTTACTTCCAAGGCTGAGCCAGAAAATGAGGCGCTAAGAGGGTGATTGTGAGCAGCACCTCCACCACGGTTTTGGGTAAAAACCATATTGGCTTCGTTAGTGGCATAACCACAGGAAGATAGGCCGCCGTTTGCGGAGCCAATCTGGGCATTCACACATCCGGAACTTCCGTCTGTTCCCACCATCATGGTTGTGAGTGAGTTGTTCCAGCTGGTTTTCCATGTCTGCGGGTGTCCGTGAACGGGAATTTGACTGGTGCTTAAAGTCGTATTTCCGGTGCTTCCAGAAATACTTCCAGCAGGTGTGCGAGATTCTAAACCGCCGTTACCGCCTAAAACATCTGCTGCTGAGTTCGTAATTCGGTTGGCTGCAGAGCCTCCCATGTTATCTAAGCCGATTGGTGTGCGCCCCCGCAAATCAGGCAAGTTAAATGTGGTGCTACCGTCTCCGGTGCCATATGCCGTGCCCAGCGCTGAAAACAGCCCGGCATAAGTCGTGCGACCAACTGCCTGACCATGACAGAGTAGCCATCCTTCTGGCGCGGTGCCTCCGGCAAAGGACATCATTGCCCCAGCTGGCACACCGCTGACTTTCTTCGGTATCCATTTGCTGCCGATGAAGGAAAGTACGTCCCCCTCGGCAGGGGTACCCATATTGAGCATCCCTCCGATGATTTTGGTTAAGCCCATAGGCTGGCTCCTTTAGGTTTTGATGATGTAATTCATGGTCATCCACGGCTGGGTCACAAACATGGCATTTCCGGTGAAGCTGGCACTTAAGCTGTGATTGTGGCTACCACTTCCGCCCGCTGAACTGGTGGCTGTATCTTGGCCTTGGGATGTATTCCCATTCAGACCATTGGAACCAGTAAACCAGGTATCTTTCACATAATTGTGAGTGTGACTGGGCATTTGGCTGGTAGAGAGCGTTGTACTACCCGTTGAGCCAGACACTGAACCATTCGGCGTGTTTTGCTCACTACCGCCGGTTCCCCCAACGTTATGAGCATAACTGGATGTGAGGCGATTGGCAGAAGTGCCGCCCATCGTATCCACCCCGGCAATCACGCGCCCGCGCATATCTGGCAGGTTGAAGGTGCTTGAACCATCCCCGGTACCGAAGCTGGTACCCACAACGGCAAACAATGCGGCGTAGGTTGTACGGCTGATGGCCGAGCCGTCGCATAATAACCAGCCACTAGGGGCCGCTGCCCCGGCGTAAGGCATCACCATGCCGGAAAGGAAGGCTTGCGGCGGGTCAACTTCTTCTGCCGCACCACCCGCGCCATAGCCAAGCAGCTTATTGGGGGTGCCACCTGCCATTTTGCCCAAGGTAACTGCGCCGTTCTTCAGGTGGATGGTGTCCACCGTGTCGTTGGACGGCACGCCAATGGGGGCTTGGGCACCGAAAATCACCTCAATATTATCGGTGCCGGTTGGCGGTGCTTCGCTGAACGTGAGCTGGTTGCCCGTCAGGCTGTAGGCGGTTTTCTGCTGATAAACCCCGGAGATGAACACATAGGTGTTGTTCTCCGAGCCAGGTGTGCCGGAAAGGTTGAACACTGTGGTGGTATCATCGCCGCTGAATTGCTCCACCGTTACGTTGACCGCACCCAAGCCTCCACCAGAGGCGTACCAGACGCCGTTGTCCTTATCGCCAATGAAGGTATCGATGTTGTACTGGGCGGAAAGCGTGCGGCTAGGCAGGCCATTGATGGTATCGCTGCCCGTGCGGTTGACGTTAATCACGTTCACATCGGCGCTGGCTTTGGCTACACCAAGGCGAAAATCCGCCGCTAGACTGGCAAGCTCCGGCAGGATGATTTCTACATCGCCGCCCGTGGTATCCACCCGGTACAGGTTACCGTTCGCGCCAGCAGGCACGGTGAACGGGCTATCGGCCACCGTCAGGTCAATCACATCCGAGAACAATTGTCCCGCCGCACTGCCAGCCGCCGCAGCGGCACTGGCGGCAGCATCTGTTGCGCTGGCCGCCGCGTTGCTTTCGCTGGCCGCCGCGTTGCTTTCGCTGGTTGACGCCGCCAAGGCTGAAGCAGCAGCGTTCCCTTCGGATGTGGCCGCATTGCTCTCTGATAATGCCGCAGCGGTTTCAGAGGCTGCGGTGTTGCTTTCACTCTGGCTGACAGCCAAAGCACTGGCAGCGGCATTGGTTTCAGACACCAACGCAGCAGCGGCAGAATTGGCTGCAGCGGTCGCGCTTCCATCCGCGTTGCCTGCCGAGGTTGCGGCGGCGGATTCAGAGGCGGCAGCGTTCGTTTCAGAGTTAGAGGCGTTATCTTCGGATGTTGCAGCCGCCGCTGCGCTGGCCAAGGCTTCATCCCGCATGGTGGTGAGCGTATCCAGGCTATCGGTCAGCAGTTGCTGGTTTTCATTGATAACCTTGGCCACACTTTTCACCGGGCCGTTTTCGGTGGTCACGGTGGTGGTATCATCACCATGAACAATGTCGTGCAGCAGGCCGCTATCCGTCGTGGTTTGCGTGACGGCGGCCTGCAGCTGTTCCTGCAGGGTTGGCATGAGCGTTTATCCTTGTTTGATGAGTTACCAGACCCCGTTACCAATTCAGGGGGCCTGGCAGTTTTTCGTGAGTCAGGCGGTGCAATTCATTCACCGTGCCCAGCAGGGCTTCCGGTGGGTTTTCCAGCAGAATCTCGGTGGCTTCCAAATCCAGCGTTGGGCGTTCGCGGATTTCCAGCTGGCTGGTGATTTCCCACAAGTTGCCATTGACCAGTTTGGCATCAAATTGCTGCGTAAACCGGGCATTGTGGGTGGTCATGCCGATACCGCCCAACAGGTCGATATCAAAAAACTCCGCGCCTTCTTTGGCGTAGAGCTTGTACCAGGCTTCAAACACCGCAAACTGGTTCCGTGTCATCACCCAGCGCACAACAATTACGCTGGGCACATCGGTAAACCGGCGCCGTTGTCGGGCAAGGCCAGCCTCCATATCGGTACGGAGAATGGCGTCACCCGGCTTGACGGCATAGCCATCCACCGTAGGCGGCGGCAATGTGACAGGCCAATTTGTGGTCATGTTCTACTCCATTAAAAAAGCCACCCGAAGGTGGCTGGCATTTATACCAAAACAGAAATACTTTCTATGCCTAGTTTCTGCCATTCTCCTTGCCGAAAGTCTTTTCGGGATCGTAAATTAGCTATAACATCGGACTCTTCTGTAAACCTATTAGCCTTCCAAGATTTAACTTCTTTTCTGCCATCTTTATAAAAAACGGTTATTTTTGCTTCTCTTTTTTCTAGCAGTGTTTCTTTAAAAAGAAACACATCGGAAGGAATAAGTTCTATAGGAAGAAGGTTTGTAGATTCAGCCTGAGTATTGATACTATCTTCAGTGGTACCTTCTAATTGATTCAGAATCCTTTCTATTACCTGCACAGGCGTATCAAACCCCTCAGCATATTGCTCAAGTCGTTTGTAGAGCTTTTCTGGTAAGCGAATAACGGTTGACATTAGTATCTCCTTTTATATTTACCAAACCAATGTAACTTTGTTTTATTAAGTTGTCAACACAATATCAACGATAACTTCCAGCTGCAGGGTTAAGGCCATAACGGCGTTCCAAAGTGGGTGCCAGGCCTTCACCACGGCTGATATTCCGCGCCATGTCGCCCTGCATTTGCTCCAGAATAATATCCAGACTCAAATCCCCGCCTGGTTGGCGCGTCACTTCCGCACGGACTTGGGTTTGCGTGCCCGTGTTGTTGTGGATGTTGACGGTCACACTAGGTGCACGGTTTTCGTGAATCGCCCCGCCCAGCATGGCCATTTGCCCCGGCGTGAGCACCGCTTCACCCCGTTGGGCGATAATTGCTACTTCACTGCCCACCACACCGCCACCATGAAAGCGATTCGCGCCCGCTGATTTCAACTGCTTCCATGTATCGATGATGATTTCCGGGCTTTGGAAAATCCGTTGCATCTGCGCCTGTATGATTTCTTCCAGCTCTCCGGCAGGGACACGCTTTGTTGGGCAATTCTCGCACAAACCACGGCAGTGGTTGACGGAGGAGTAATACCGGTAGCGCTTGCCGCCCGGCTTGGTCGTGTGGTTGGGCGTCATGGTGCCATGGCAGCCACCGCACACCACAATACCTTTCAACAAGGCGCCTGATAGAGCTTTAACGCGGTCAACCTTGGGGCGGGGAGGTTCCTTAAAGGCTGCCTGCACCTGTTGAAAGATCGCCTCACCAATAATGGCATCATGTTGGCTAGGATAAAGCTCGCCGTAATAAAGGATTTTGCCCGTGTAGAGGTTGTTTTTCAGAATACCGTACAGGGTATTGGGGGTGAACGGATTGCCCCCACGCTTGTGGCCACGTTGGGAAACGAAGACCTTGGTGCGAATGTTGGCGGCTTTCAGCTCCTGTTGCAGAAGTTTAATAGACTTGGTCGCCAGAAAGCGTTCAAAAATGAAACGTACCTGTTTGGCTTCTTTTTTATTGATCACCAACTTTTTATGTAGCGTGTCATAGCCCAGTGGCGGTGGGCCACCCATCCACATGCCCTGTTTTTTGGATTGGGCAATTTTGTCTTTAATCCGCTGGGCTGCTTTTTTGCGCTCGTGCTGGTTAGCGGCCATCATGACGTTGCGGGTGAATTCCTCATCGATGTTGGAGGGGTTCATAAACTCTTCGGTGGCGGAAAGTACTTCCACATGCAGGCTCTGCAGCTGGTCAAACACAACCAGAGAATCCTTCAAATCGCGGGAAAAGCGATCCATTTTGTAAACGACGACTTTATCAATCAATCCCGCCTTGCAATGCTGCATGAGCTTCTGAAACGCCGGGCGGTTGAGCGTGCCGCCGGAAACAGCCAGGTCATCATATTTTTCCGGCACCAGCACCCACCCGTTGGTCATCTGGGAACTGATGTACTGCGTGCAAAAGTCTCGCTGGGAATCAATGGAGTTATAGGCCTGATCCAAGCCTTTTTCATTGGATTTACGGGTGTAAATCGCACAGCGGACAATAGCAGGTCTATCGGACACGCTTCGCCTCCTTCAGACCGAAAAAGACGTGCCCGTTCCAGCGTGTGCCGGTGATAAAGGTGGCAACGGCAGACAGGCTGGTAAAGGTCTGGCCTTGGTATTCGTAGCCTTTTTGGGTGACTGTTACATGGTGGTCAACATCGCGGTATGTCCTGACAAAGCAGGTGCCTATGGCCGGGCGGTCGGCTTCCTTAGACTGTTTTCTCATGAGCTTGCTTTTAGCCAAGTCTTCCAGGCGTTCCTTGGTGCGCTTGGATAATCCACCGTAGGCCAGCTCCTGCACACGATAAGCCAGCTGGGTGAACAGATACTCCCGGTGCCGGGTGCTGCGGGGTGGGTGATCGAAATACTCGTCCCACACCGCCACCAGTTCCTTGGTGGACATCTGTTCCAGTTCCGCTAGCCGCGCCATCACGCTCATGCTTTTTCCCTTTCTTTGAGTGGCTTACAGGTGCATGAACGCTTCGTTCTCCGACGAAGTCCAGTTGAAGTTCTCTCCGTTTTGCGTTTTTTCTCAGTGGGGGCCTTACCGTAAATCCGAATGATTTCTCCCGCCAAGATTTCAACCACCCGCTGGCGGCATTCTGCCGGGGTGAGTTCCTCTATATATAAGTCCGCTTGTTGCATGCTCTGTCTCGCAAATTGTTCTCCTATTCCCTAGGTACAGAGACGATCTGCAAAATGACTTAACGAGGCCTAAAAAAGTGAAAAACAGGCATAATGGTTACAAACTGGCGCGGGTAGTTTTGTTTAGAAACAAGAGGTTATTTTGAGGTTTTTTCTCGCAAAAACCCCGGTCACCGGTGAGAACATCCGTTGTGGGAGAAGAGAAAACCCACCGCCAGCCTCTCTCACTAACCTTGAGTAGTTCAAAAAATGTTGGCTGATAAGGGGAGAAGTAGGCAAAAAAGAAACCTGCCTTGCGGCAGGTTTGGAAATTTAATGGTGGGAAATACTGGATTTGAACCAGTGACCCCTACCATGTCAAGGTAGTGCTCTACCACTGAGCTAATTCCCCACGTTCGGCACGGGTAAGCGGCCTCACCCTTTTCTATCTACCAATTTC